GACTACGAACAAGCTTGTAAACTATCTGAGTCTAACATGTTCTGGTGCGTCTGGCCAGATGTAGAAGTTGTTGAAGATTTTAACTTTGATTATTATGTTCCTCGTTACAATCAACATGTTACACATATTTTTAAGAATGGTGAACATTGGGACGGCATTTGTTTATTTTCAAAAGAAGAACAAATCTCTGAAAGAGAATTTAAAACAAGATTCTTTATAGAGAAAAAAGAAATTGAAACAATAGCAAGTAATCCAAAACAATTTGATAAGTTTACAGTAAGCACTTATAGAGATTATCTAGTTGCTCTTGAAGAGTCTACTACAGACATGTTCTGGGTAGTACCAAAAGAAGTTCAAGTATTAGATACATTTACATTTGACACTTATTTCAGTCATCATAATACCTATGATAGAAATATGAATCACAGTTTTAAACACTTATTTAGAGGCGAAGAAAACTATAATGGTATTAACCTGATGAGTAAACATGCCCCTGTAAGTGAAAAGGAAATTACTTTCCGTTATCTAGTTGAGCGTAAAGAATGGAATATTACAGCTAGTAAAGTTAAACCATATGACATTGTGTTTATTAGTTATAACGAAAGTAATGCTGATGAAAACTTTGACAGAGTTAAAACGCTGTATCCAAGGGTCAAACGTGTACACGGAGTTAAAGGCATTCATCAAGCTCACATCAAAGCAGCCGAACAGGCAGATACAGATAACTTCTGGGTAGTTGATGGTGACGCAGTTGTAGTTGATGACTTCAAGTTTGATTATGAAATACCTGTATGGGAAAGAGATACAGTTCATGTATGGCGCAGTCAAAACCCTGTTAATAATCTAGTCTACGGTTATGGTGGTGTTAAACTGTTACCTCGTCAACTTACATTGAGTATGGATGTAACTCGTCCTGATATGACAACTAGCATCAGCGATAAATTTAAACCAGTACAAGTTGTCAGTAACGTTACTTCCTTTAACACTGATGAATTTTCAACATGGAAGTCAGCGTTCCGTGAATGTGCTAAACTAGCAGGTAAAACTATTGATCGTCAAGTAGATAGTGAAACAGAAGAACGTCTAAATGTGTGGTGTACACAAGGAGCAGATAAACCCTACGGTGAATTTGCCATAAAAGGCGCACTCGCCGGACGTAAGTTTGCCACAGAAAATCCTGACAACTTATTTAAGATCAACGACTTTGATTGGTTATACGAGCAATTCTTAAATGAAAAAAATAACAGTAAGTGAATATGATGTAATCTATATCAGTTACGATGAGCCAGATGCTGATCGTAACTATGCAGATCTTTGTTCAAAGATACCTTGGGCAAAACGTGTTCACGGTGTTAAAGGCAGTGATGCTGCTCATAAAGCTGCCGCAAACTTATCTGAAACAAACAGATTTGTCACCATTGACGGTGACAATGTACTTACAGGAAAGTTTCTTAATCAAGTAATTGAAGTACCTGAAGATGTTAATTTTGATAATTGTGTAGTAAGTTGGCCTAGTTATAATATTATCAACGGACTTATGTACGGCAATGGCGGCATTAAATGCTGGCCGAAGCACGTTGTCCTTAACATGCAAACACATGAAGCTGCTCCTAATGACAATGTAAAAAGCCAAATAGACTTTTGCTGGGATTTAGAATATTTGCCTTTAGACAAAGCCTTTAGTCAAATACATAATAACGGCAGTCCACTACAAGCATGGAGAGCTGGCTTTCGTGAAGGCGTCAAGATGTCACTTGAACAGGGTCAACGAGTTAATCAATTAAAAGATGTATGGCCAGGTAACTACCAACGATTAGGAATTTGGTCAATGGTAGGCGCAGATGTATCAAACGGCATTTGGAGTATACTAGGAGCTCGTCAGGGTTGTTACATGACACATTTTACTGATTGGGATTTTATTAATGTTCGAGACTTTGATTATCTCAATACTTTCTTTTATGATAAAGTTAAAAATGAAGACCCACTAGCACTGGCCAAAAAAATAGGGAATCTCATTAAGCATGAGCTCCCTATAGATGATGAACCGTTAACAGCTATTCAAAGTAAGTGGTTTAAAACATTTGATTTCAATATAACAAGGAAATCAGATAATGTTCTCCATTACAATGATTTAGACAGCGGAAATACTTCTGCAATAACTTGACCACAGGCACGAGCAATATCCATATGCTCTTTTTGTGTTCCATTAGCACTACGAAGTTCAATGTAATGAATCCAACTACGAATAGTACCGTTCATATACATACGACTAACAGTAAGGCCTTCTGGTAGAACAGCACGAGCTTGTTCTTTGGCAATACCGTTTTTAATAGCCCAAGAATACTCTTGTTTAACTGAAAATAGTACACGCTTCTGAGCACGTTCCCATTCATAGGCAAGAAGTTTTTGTTGCTCGTCGTTCATGTCAAATTCTACACTATTTTGACGATTCTTTGTATCTTGGAATCGTGCTTCACGCAGTACAAAAGCTTCATCTAGTTCTGCGGTTGGATCAGCATAGCGTTGACTAAACTCTTGAAAGCTAAAGCTACGATGGCGTAGGATTTGTCTTGCAATATCTCTAGTAGTAGTGATCTCTATACAAGCACTAACCATCTCGAGAGGACTCCAATGTTGATGCTTGATCAAATACTTGATTAGCTTTTCGCTAGTTTCTGTATTGAACTGATTAGCAGGGTTACTTACACGAGCGCAGTAAGCTACTAGATCTAGTGCATCGTCTATGTTTTGTTGACGAAATTCTTCTGTAGGTTGGCTATAAGAAACTAACTTAACTTTCATTTTAATTTTCTTTTATCTAAAAAACGTTTAGTGTGTTTAGTAATGTCTTTTTTAATTCTGTCTGTGTCGAGCTGAAAATCTATACTTTCAATATTTGATTCGTATTCTTTAATTACTTCTTTGATATGGGATTCAAAAGAATCCCAATCATCAGTCATAATTTTATTAGCTCGTATTTCCCAAACTTTTGCGTTTTTAAATGTAATAGTTATGGTGTGTAAGTACGTTAATGGAACTACGTTACACGTAATCTCACCAAATACTTCTGGCCATTTGTCTATTGCATCTTTGGGTAATGTTCTTCCATTAACCACTTTTCTTTTTAGTCGGAACAAGGTCTTCAGCCAATCGTCTAAATTGAGCTGCTTCTTTTGCCAATTTGTCTGCTTGGCTTCGATAGAACTTTGCCTTTTCTTCGGCTGATGCATTTTCATTTAAGGCACTTACTGCTGGTTGTTCATCTTGTGTAACGCTAGAAGACGTTGTTTTTGCAACATTATCGGCGTTACCAGGGGTGGATATATCTTTGACTGTAGCAACTTCAGAGACTTCAACATTTGGATTGTTGGCATCTTTAACTGCTAAATCGTCAACAGCTATACCACGCTGTTCAGCAATGATAGTGTTTAACTCGTCTAATCCAATTTTTGCTTGGAAGTTAGGAGTCATTTCAATTGCATCAGTTGGCAATCGAACTAGGCGACCTTGCGTGTGCAATGCAGGCAACATAGTGCTTCCGTCAGGGAATTTAGCTCTTGCTAAAACTTCTGCGAATTCGTTAGAACTTTGTCCAGATGCAGATTCAACTAATTGAATAAGTGAATCGTGATAATCATCAGGTAAGTTTTCTGTGGGTACTACTAGACAGTGATATGCATCACCTGGTAGAGTTCTAAAAGCTACAAGACATTTTCTTCCTGTGGCCTTTATTCTACCTACGTGTTTAAGATCTACCATATTATCTCCTTAATTTGACTCAGCAGTTTGTTGTTGCTGTGCCTGTGCTTGAACGGCAGTTAAAAACTTATTAAGCTTGTCGTATAAAACTCCGACGCTTGAAAGTTCTTCGCCTTTGAACGCACCTCTTGTAGTAACTACATCGATCAAATTTTTAATAGCGGCTAAATCAGAAATGGTTAAATCTGGATTAGCAACCGGTGCTTGAGTTGCTTCGGTTTGATCTACTACGTTATTTTCTTCACTCATTATTTTCCCCCTTGTGGTGGTTGTTTAGAAATTGTGTCTAAAAAACTAGTTAGTCTACTATATGCTTGCCCAACTGCCATCATCTCATTTGGCTTGAATGCGCCTCTAGATGAAGCAACATCTATAATACTTTTAAGTGCGGCCAAGTCATTAAGTGTAAGTTGTGCAGATTCAGCTTGGGCGGTATTTTCTACATTGGTAACTTCTTCAGTCATGATATCTCCTTATATCATTATATATGCTTATAATTTATCTATTAAGTTAAATGTGGACAGGCAAGTCTGAAAAAGCTGAGTTCTTTTTCTTGCTCAAATCCAATTTTAGTAACAAATACTATAGTGTTATCAATTAAATCAATTGACTGTCCTACATAGTATCTTCCGTTAAGATTGTGGTATATCCAAGTGTCTAACATCTTTACTACAGCCGGAGTGTATCTATTGTGTGCTGTATAGTGAAAATGATGGGCTGGGAAGTTAACCTTCCTCAAGCCCAGAGCATTAAGTGGATTTACTTTTCCGTTTTTCAGTGCCATTAATTCTTTGACTCGTAATAAGCATAAGCACCAAATGGCGGAACAATTTTATCGTTGCCGTGGATAATGAATACTGTATCACAGTAGTTCTCATCACCCCATGAACCCCAAGGGTAACCGTCTGTAAACATGATAAACTTTTTAGGGTTAATATCGTGTTCTTTCATGTATTCCCAGTTGGCATCAAACTCAGTGCCACCACCGCCCATTACTTCGTATTCCATAATGTCATCACCGTAGCCATCGAAGTCAGCCTCGTTATAGACTTTGGTATCAAAGCACCATAATTTAATCTTATAGTCTTTGTATTCATCCATAATGCCTTTGATTTCTGAAATAAAATCTTTAGCCTGGTCGTCTCCGATAGAGCCTGACATGTCAATAGCAATACAAATATCAATGGTCTCATCAAAGTTAGTACCTGGCAAAATAGCATTCATATGCCATGCCTTACGATTAGGACGCATAAAGGTGTAATCGTTTTTAATAGTACTTTGAATTTGCTGACGCAGAATTTCACGCCAGTTCATCTTGGGCTCAGTGAGTTCACGGATCATACGCTGGATCTCAGCAGGCGTATTTCCCGCACCCGCAGCCTGAGCAGCCTGCATCATCTGTTCTTTGATCTCATCAC